CAAAGATTTCTAATAATCAAAATATCTTAAACAAAATTGATACTCAACTTAAAGAGAAAGAATTACTCGAAGCTGTATTAAGTGGATGTAATAGAAATTTGGCTGAGTTGGAATCCGATTTAAATCAACCTTCACCACTTGATTCATTCTTGGAAAATATTCAAGATACCGAAGCACGTAAAACTGAATCCGAAGAGTTATTAGCTGAACTTAAACAGAAGACTGAAGACCTTGATGCTTGTAAATTTATTCTTGGTGAAGAAGGTGTGAAATCATTTATCATCAAGAGACTTCTTGATATGTTGAACACGACTGTTCAGAGTTACATCACAAGACTTGGCATGACAATGAAATGTAGGTTTGATGAATACTTTGATGAGCACATTACCAATGATAAAGGAAAGAGCATGAGTTATTGGAACTTCTCAGGTGCTGAGAGGAAAACAATTGATATTTCTTGTGCTTGGGCGTTTAAAGATATGAAGAATAAGATTTCTAGTGTATTATCTAACGTAGAATTTTGCGATGAAATTTTCGACAGTGGAGTTGACACTGTCGGCCTTGAGAAAATGATCGATGTGTTGAAGGAGAGAATTGAGAAAAATAAGATGTCAGTGTATGTTATTTCACATAGAACCGAATTAGCTAAACATTCTGATGGAGAATGTATCACTGTCCAAATGTGTAACAAGATTACAACCAGAATTGTTTGAGATTTGTGCGATAGGTAAAGCTTGAGTTGACCTATTTGACATATTTCAAACAATTTATAAATATGGCTGATGTTTCAAAATTCTCCATATGTAAATCCATTTCCTAGTCCTTTTGGTATTTCCAATATTCAGGTAAAGACACCGGAACCAGTCCAACCAATTCCAGATGGAAAGAGATATCTGAACTTTTGACAGTTTTTAAACTATATTAGCCACATCCTTAAATATATGTATGGATGTTACTATTATCAAACCGTTTACTCATAAAAATTTAATTGGAAAAGAACAGGAGCTTGTCGATCTTTATTATGATCAAATGGCTCCTATGTTATATATTGCGGATACTTATGAGTGTTCTTGTGACACCATAATCAAATGGTTTAAAGCTAATAATCTCAAACTGAGGACTAAAGCTGAAGCCATTGAAACAAAAGGTAAATTCCGAGTTAAAAAGAATGTCGAATTTGGAGCTTTTAGATTTACACATCCAAATTTGGTTGGGAAAGATGAAGAAATTAAGAGGTTGTATATAGATGAAGAGTATTCTGTTACAGAATTATGTGAGATTTATAATTTGCCCAAATGTCGAGCAACTCTCACAGCTTGGATAAAGAGAAATGGTTTAAAATTGAGATCTTTTAAAGAGGCGAGAGTTGCAAGCAGGACATATAATAAACAAATCCAGACTTTGCAGTATAAATTTGACCGAGAAAAAATAGATGAAATAGTTAAATTATATTTGGATGGCCACGGAGCTAAAAAATTAGGAAAGAAATTTAAATTAGACCCCTGTGTAATTTTCAGAATTCTCAACGAAAGTGGTATATCTTTAAGATCTCAAATCGAAGCGCAGAATACATCAGTAGCTCTAGATTCCAAAAATTCAACAATTATAGAAAAATATGGCGGATGGGCAAATTTTAGAAAGATGCAATCTGCTATATTTTTTGAACAACACGGAGTTGAAAATCCAATGCAATTAGAACAACATTTTCATAAGCAACAAGAAAATGCTAAAAAATTAAAAACTGCCACAGTAAATGGAAAGGATATTAAATATCAAGGATTTGAATTGCTTGCCATTAATCAATTGTTGGAGGAGGGATATCTTATTGAGGATATAAAGAACGGTAAAGGGGAAGTTCCCAATTTCATATATCACTTTGATGGAAGAAATAGAAGATATTACCCCGACATTTATATTCCAAAAGATAATAGAATAATTGAAGTTAAATCCAAGTGGACTTATGAGCAGGAATTGAGTAAAAATTTAGCCAAGCGTAAAATAGTAATTGATAGTGGTTATGAATTTGACTTTTATATTATGGAAAAATAAATAGGGTTAATGTTTGTCAGTCCATTTTCAGATCCATTCCCAAAACCCTTCAACTCATTTAACATTCAGAGTAAGAAGCCTGAACCAATTATGCCTCAGAATGAGGGTAAAAGGTATTTAAATTTTATGGCATCCAGTGGAGATGGGTGTATGCAATACAGAAGAGGCTTTCTGAGTAATCACATCTCGCTGACAGGATTGGGTGATATGACAAATCTTACTAAAATGATTCTTGATAAGAATTGGTATCAGGGTCTGACCTCAATCACTCTTCAACGTCAGGCATCTTCACATCAAAAACAATTTATGGAATTTTTGAAGTCCATCCAACCAGAATTAGGATTCAAATTGATTTATGAAGTTGATGATGTTGTTTTTCGTGAAGAAATTCCTGACTATAATGCTTCAAAATTTGGGTTTGATAATGATGAGATTCGTCAAAACTGTGTCGATATGATTAATATGGTCGATGAAGTTACAGTGACTTGTAAATTCATGCGAGATCTTTATATTGACAAGACCGGAAAGAAAGAGATCACAGTTGTTCCTAATTTTATGCCTTATTGGTGGATCGGTCATCAGTATAATTACAAAAATATTATTGATAATTTTGATAAGAATAAGAGAAAGCCTAGAATTGTATATGCTGGTTCTGGTGCTCACTTTGACATGGCGAATAAAACTGGTCAAAAGGATGATTTCAGTCATGTTGTGAAATTTATTATTGATAATCGTCAAAAATATCAATTTGTTTTCATCGGTGCCTATCCACCACCACTTCAACCTTATGTGGTTTCAAGAGAAATTGAATTTCATCCTTGGAAAAATCTTTTAGAATACCCAACTTTCTTGGCATCTCTGAATGCTCAATTATTTATTGCACCTCTGGAAGATAATAATTTCAACAAAGCTAAATCGGATATTAAATTTATTGAAGCTGCACAATTAGGAATTCCATGTTTGTGTCAAGATCTTGTGACATATTCAAGTGCTCCAGATCATCTAAGATTTACAGATGCTGCTGATTTGGCTGAGAAGGTGGACAGGGTTCTCAATTGGAAGAATAAGGCGAACTACTATAGAATGGTTCCTGAACTCCGTCAGAAAGGTTCTGAGCGATTCCTAGAGCTTCCTCAGAATGTTGGGTGCTTTTTAGAGGCTATAAACTTAAATCACGGAGATTCGAGGAGAGTATACTTGCCAAAATGGAATTAATGTGATTCTAGCTATTGACACTAAATATGGTAATGGACTACTCCAAAACTTATGAAAAGATAATTACATCTTCGAGAGAACTAGAAGGCATAATAAATAAAAATTATTATGAAATGCATCATATAATACCCAAATGTTTAGGAGGAAGTGATGATTCGTCTAATATAGTTAAGCTTACGGCTAAAGCTCATTTTGTATGCCATCATCTTTTGTGTAAAATACATCCGAAAAATTATAAATTGGCAAGTGCATTTAATTTGATGTGTTGCAACCCACATACAAATAAAGAGAAGTATAGATACTATAATAGTAGGTTATATAATATAGCAAAAGAAAACTTTTCAAGAAACAATCCGATGAAAGATCCAGATGTTGTTGATAGATGTGTAAAAACCAGAAAATATAATGAAAGTATGATACCGAATCATGTTAGGCGAATGGGAGAAGCTGGATTACAGAGATATAAGTTAGATATTTTTGAAAAGAATCGTAAAAAATGGATTAAGTATCATTCAGAGAATAATAATTTACACATCGAGGGATATCCTTTATGTAAAAATTGTGGAGTGTTGATGTTTAAACCCACTAATCGTAGAGGTGAAGTGAAGTGTAGTTATTCGTGTAGTAATTATTATAGGTATAACATTCCAAAAATTGATGACAGTATTAAATCGGATCTTTTGAATAAGGCTTTGAGATATTATCAATCTTTAAATGTTGACGATATATTTGAGATAACGAGTAACAATGATAAAAAGACAGATTTAAAAAATCAGAAAAAGTTTATTAATATGAGTGATGAAGAGTTTGAAAAATTTATCGAGAATAAGGCATACACTACCAGAAAAAGATATTCTAGAGTAAGAAAGACAGCTCTTTCAGCCGCATATCCAAGCGATTGACATGAAATACGGTGATCCATCTCGAAAATTCTTGACAAAATGGAATTGAGAATTATAATTTGGTGAATGAGTTATAGAAACTGCGTTTATTCAAACAAAACAAAAACGATTCACCTTTGGACATGGGACTCCAGAGGTAATCGCGTATTTCAGGAGATTGATTACAAACCTTATCTTATGCTGGAAGATAAGGGGGGCGAATTTACATCCATATATGGGACAAACTTGAAAAAAAAATCTTTTGAAACATTATGGGATCGAAATAAGTTTGTAAAAGATTCTGGAATTAGAAGAATATTCGAAAATCTACCACCGTATCAACAATTTTTGGTAGATAATTATTATCATAATAATCAAGATGAAGACTTTTCAAAAAATCCCCTAAAGATATGTATTTTGGATATTGAAAATCCTCTTCCAGATAAATTTCCTGATGTTGAATTGGCTGATGCGGTAATTAATCTCGTAACATGCTACGACACCTTAACCAAAAGATATACTTCCTTTGGTTTGAAGGCTTATATTCCCAAAAAAGATAACGTGGACTATTATCATTGTAAATCCGAACATGATTTGCTCAAGAAGGTTATTGGACACATATCAAATGATTATCCAGATGTTTTATGCGGTTGGAATTCTGATGGTTACGATATTCCTTATCTGATTAATAGAATTACTTTCGAATTAGGTAAAGAGTGGGCAGATGAATTATCCCCAATGGGGAGAATTTATGAAACTATTGGAAAGGGTAAATTTGGACAAGCAGAGAAAGGATATGTAATCGATGGAATATCCTGTTTGGATTATATGGTTATGTATAAAAAGTTTAAACTTGATGACAAACCAGAGAATGACAAATTGGATACAGTCTCTGAATTGGAATTAGGCGAAAATAAAATTTCCCACGATGGATCTCTATGGGATTTAGCTAGAGATGATTGGGAAACTTTTGTGGACTACAATTTAAAAGATGTGGAATTAATTGTAAGGCTTGACGAAAAATTGGACTACATTTCCCTTATTAGATTCTTGGCATATAATGGCTTGTGTGGATTATCACAAGCCATTAAAACGGTTGGGGTTATCAATGGTGCAATTGCGGCAAAGGCAAGATTGAGGGGACAATACATTCCAAGTTTTGATAGACCTAAAAGAGATGGAAAGAATCCGGGTGGGTTTGTGCAAGAGTCCAGACTAGGATTTGCAAAAAATATTGTATCATTTGATGCCAATTCACTTTATCCGAGTGTGATGATATCTTTGAATATTTCTCCCGAAACTAAAATTGGAAAGATTGAAAAGATCGGAGATGAAGTAAATCTTGAGCATGTATCTGGAAGAACATTTAAATTTACAAACGATAAATTTCTTTTGTATCTTAATGCTGAAAAAGCATCACTATCCAGATCTGGTCATCTCTTCAGTCAAAAGACCAAGGGAATTATGCCTGAGTTTTTGGATGAACTTTATACTAAAAGAAAAGACATGAAGTATAGGGGAAAAACTATTAAAGCTGAATTAGAAAAGATCAGGAATAGTTTGACTGAATCACAAATCGAGGAGATGGAAACCCAGATTCAAAAATGCGACACATTCCAAAATGCTTATAAAATTTGTCTTAATTCTGTGTATGGATACACGGGAAATTCATTTGCTATGATGGGTGATGATGATATCGCATCATCTGTCACTTTGACTGGACAAGCAATCAATAAAAAGAATCGAAAATTATTTGTAGAATACCTTACAGATAAGTTTGATATTTCTTTAGAAGAAGCTAATAATTGCTGTATTGCAGGAGACACAGATTCGGGTTACTTTTCTCTCGAACCGCTCGACAATCTGGGATATAATTTAGTCGATTCTGATGGATGTATTGATAAGAAATTCTTAGGAGTTTGTGAGGATATTGAAAAGTATATCAATACAAATATTTCAGAGTGGTGTAAAAAATCTTTCAGAACATTAGATAGCAGAATTATTTACAAAAGAGAGGCAATATCAGATAGGGGGATTTTTTTGGCGAAGAAGCATTATGTATTGCATATGCTTGACGATGAAGGTTTAAAGGTTGATAAGTTCAAATATAAAGGGGTCGGTGTCGTGAAAGGGACAATGCCTAGAATACTAAAGCCCTATATCAAAAAGATCACCGAGCATATGATTATGACTCAATCTTTGAAGGAAACCAACCAACTCTTTCAAGAGGCTTATGAATTATTTAAAAGTTTGGAAATTCACAATTATTCCAAAATTGTCGGGATGAATAATTATGAAAAATATTCTAAGCAATGCAATGGGCTTATTATGGCGAATAAGATGCCTTGGCATTTAAAAGCTGCGCGTGTTCACGATCATCTCGTCAAAGAGTTAAAACTTGACAATAAATATCAGACGTTTAAGTCTGGAGACAAGGTTAGAATTGTGCATCTAAAAATACCAAACAAATACAATGTTAAGACTATAGGATTTCGAGATACATTTCCGACCGAATTTAAGGATATATTCCACATTGATTACGAATTAATGTTTATCAAAAACTTTTTTAGTGAAATTGAATCTTTTTATCAAGTGGTCAATTGGAAATTGAGAAAACCAAACGAAAATGTGAAAGTTGAATTGGAAGATTTATTCTCATGATTGACAAGAAACAACAAATCAGAAAACTAAAGTTTAAAATAAAAGCTTTGGAGGATGAGAGATATAAACTCTTTGACTTACCAATCTCTGAATTGGAAAAAGAAATCAGAGTATTGGAATGGGAGATCAGGACACCCGAACAAATTTTAAAAGATAATAACTATACATAAATTATGACACCACAAAATGCATATCTGCAAGGTCTTACAGACGCGGAAAATAATATCAAACGAAGAGTTGAACAATTTCTTAATCAGGAGGATGTTCAAGCATTAGTCAATCCAGAAATGGAAGAATTAATGATTAAAATTCTCACACAACCTCAATCGACTAATGAAGTAACTCACACCACAATTGATAATAAATTCATTTCTAAATTAGAAAGTTCTATCAAGTATGAACCAGATCGAAGAAACTGGACAAACACTGAATTTCAAGATGAAAGACTTAATAATTTATTCAAAGCACTTACCAATACTATAGATTATTGTTGGAATTTATCCAAGCATAGACACGCTGCTGCTAAAGCAATGAAAAGAATTTTAAAAGAATCTGAAGAAATGATTGCAACAAACGTTGACATTTCTGAAACTGAAATTAAATCTTAATATCATGCAAGAAAAATATATCGCTATTATCGACCACGTTGGACGCACTATCATTGGCAAGCAAGTTGCTGAAGGTAACACTACACTAGTCATCAACAATCCAGTAATCCTACATTGTCAACCAGAACAAAACGGAAGTCTGAATGTGCAAACCTTCCCTCTTTTCTTTTTTGAATTCATTGACAAGACAAAGCGTGAGAATAACAACTGGACCTATACAAAGTCTAATATCGTGTTGAGTGATGTCGAACTTGATGAACGTATCATCAATCAGTATAAACAAATCAATACACCTCCAGTTGTTGCTCCTGTGAAATCACCCAAGGTTATTAAAATTGACGACATTTGATATATGAGTCCAGAAAATTTTGTATATTGGCTTCAAGGTTATTTTGAACTTACTCATTCTGAAGAATTAACTAAAGAACAAGTCAAAACGATTAAAGAACACATTGGATTGGTTTTAACTAAAGTAACTCCTGAAGTTGAATTGGGTTATCAATTTTTAGATACAAAATTTACTGGATCATCTGCACATCCTTTATGTTGACTTATTCAAATTATAATATATACTAACTTCAAATGGCTAAAGCAAAAACACTAGATGATGATATTATGTCTGCTATGGACTCAATCAATGAGATTAATCCATATGCTACATATCTGAACGATTCAACCTTATCAGAGGTATCTAATTGGATTGATACCGGATCACTTGTCCTAAATGCTCTTATTTCAGGGTCACTTTATGGTGGCATTCCTGATGGACGGGTTTCACAATTGGCTGGACCTTCGATGGTTGGTAAGAGTTATATCGCAATGAGAATTGCTGCTAATGCTCAAAAAGCTGGAAAGCATGTTGTGATTTTTGATTCCGAAAATGCTATTGATTCTGAAGGTGCTAAGAAATTGGGACTTGATGTTAGTAAAGTTAAGTATGTTCCATCGTTTGGTATCGAACAAACAAGAAATGCTATTTATAAGTTCCTGACTTCTGTTAAAGAAAAGGGTCTTGAAGGTAAGTTCTTTATTGTGATTGACTCACTTGCTAACCTTCAATCCGAAATGGAATTGAAGAGAATGGATAAGGAAAGCACTTCTGCTGATATGGGAACTTTTGCTAAGGCTATTAAGAGTCTTCTGAAAACTTGCACTAACTTGTCAACAATTACCAAGACTCCGATTCTTATCACCAATCATGTCTATGATGATCCAAGTGCTATGTATCCTTCCCTAGAGAAGAACATGGCAGGTGGTAAAGCTGCGATTTATCTTCCATCAGTAACAGTTCAATTGGCTAGAAGTCCCTTGAATACTGCTAAGGATGGCGGTAAGACGGTTGATGGTGAGTTGGTAGCTTCTCAAAAGAACTTCTCGGGTATCATTCTGAGAGCACTTACAGTTAAGAATCGTTTCATCCAACAATATTTGGAAGGTGAAATGTATCTATCATTCTCCACCGGACTTGATAAGTATTTCGGTTTGTTGGATATTATGAAAGGTATGGGGGTGGTTGTCTTGAATGGGACTACTTACACTGATTGGGAGGATAACAAACTTGGATTTTATAAGTCTTTTAGAAAAGATATTGATCTATGGGAAACCAGATTGCTTCCAGAATTGGAAAAGAGAATTAAGTCCAATTGGTCCTACGGCAACAAAGTTGAGTCTGATGATTTTGAAGATATCGAAGACGATTTAGAGGGAGAAGTTGTCGAAGAAAATCCTCTCGATAAGTTGAAGAAACTTAAACAAAAAGTTACTAAAACTTTGGAAGAGATTGAAGAAGCTCCAGACGAAGAATAATTAGTCGTTATTCATCAACCATTGGGCATAATTTGAAAACTTTTTAAATCCTCTGTCAACAAATTGGCCTTTTGGTTTGTAGTAGCTTGACTCAAGACTTTCGACAAAAGTATCCATGATATCCTCTTCCTGTTCTTCAGGAGGGGGATTATTTTTATTACCACGAATCTCAGCAATCTTAGCTTGAATTTGCTCAATTTTTTTCAGGATTTGTTGTTCTTTATTTGGATCTGTAGTCTTATCCATCATTTTTTGATAGCCCTGAATAGATGTCATCAATTGTTGGATAGCTGGATTGAAAAATTCTTCATTATTATCAGCACCTTGAAGTTTTGGATTAAGTTTAATTTGCAGACTGATCATTTTGTTCATTAACAATTGCTCAAGTTTTTCATTCTTTGCCTTTCTCCACTGTGTGTGTGTTCTAAACCATTCATCAAACGATTCTTTTTTATCTGAGTCGTCTAACACCTTGGCAATGACATCAGTATCATATCCGGGATATTGGGTTTCTGATGTGGATATGTTCAAAAGCTCATGAGATTCGAGATCTGAAATCTCATTCATGAGAAGATCAAAGATAGACGCACGTTCTGGTGTCATTCCTTTGATTCCTTTTAATTTTCCAATGAAAGTTTCAAATTCCTCTGGAGTAGTTCCAGTTTTATCTGTAATCATTTTTTCATACATCCCCTTGATGTAATTTAAATCGGCTTCAGCACTTTTGGAACTTACAAGATTTTGGACTTCTCTCGGTAATTCATCCAATTCAATTTCACCTGATTGGACTTCTTGAAGATATTCGTTTCGACTATCTAAAACAGTTTCAATAGCATCAACAATACCATAAGCAAAGTCAATGTTTGGGTCGTAATCAACGGTGGATGTTTGTTGAACTTCTTGACCAGATTGCTCAAGTTTCCTTTTTTTACGATTACCCATGATTTTATTCATGGTCAAAACAAGATCACGAACTTTGCTTGTCGATTGTTCATATTCAGTAATGCCTTTATTGGTAACTGATTGAAGTTCATTTTCCTTACCCATTCTACGGCTGGATGTGGATTTTGCATCCGCCCCAAATCCAATGTAACTTTTAAATTTTTCAATATTTTCTGGCTGAGACACAAATTCTGAAAATTTGGGATTTCTAGCAATTTCAATATTATCTTGCAATACCTTGACAACAGCTTTAGATAAAGCTCCATGATTTGTAGCACCAGTTAACTCTCTAACAATTTCAAGTGATGTTGAGAGTTCACCTTCTTCGTTATGATAAACTTCACCAAACTCATTAATAGTATCAATCAAGAATCTCCAGACAATGATTTGTCTGGTTGCGATATCGATAATACCTTGAGCCTGTTGAGTTTTTAGAAGACTTGCATAAATTTGATTAAATTCTGGACTTACAAAGTTGAAAAGTGAAGCTGGACGAGCCATTTCAGTCAATACTTCAGCTCTCCCGACAAAATAATTAAATCCAAACGATCTCATAAGTGTATTTAACTGTCTTGACTTCCAAACCACTGCTGTTACAGTCTATTACATGGAAATCAACAAGCTTACGATCTTCACAGCAACTCAAAAATCAAATATTGAAGACACCACACTCTATAAAAGCATCCAAGAATTGAAAATTGATGCTGAAGTGAACCTTCAATGCATCGAAAGCAATACTGAACCACTCGCGGTGGTCTACAATGAGGCAATGCGTAATGCTTCTGAAGATGAAGCAGACGCTTTGATCCTTGTTCATGATGATGTGTGGCTTGAACATGATCCTGTGCCTAAATTGAGGCGATTATTTGATCAATATGACTTAGTAGGAGTAGCTGGAGCATCACAAATTACATTTCAAGAACCTGCTTTGTGGCATTTGATGGCTGGAGGATTTGAAGGTGGTCATTTACATGGATGTGTATCTCATGGCAATCCAAATTATAAACAAGCTACCAATTTTGGACCATATCCTTCCAAAGTCGCTATGATTGATGGTGTCTTTATGGCGATGAATAGAATGATTATGGAAGAAGTTCAATTTGATGAGGATTGCCCATCTCCTTACCATTTTTATGATTTAATTATGAGTTTTCGTTGTCATGCTCTTGGATATAATATTGGTGTGGGGGACATTTTGATTACTCATGAATCCCCCGGACTTAGAGAATTCACCGAAAATTGGAAAACTGGACAAGAATATTTTCTTAAGTGGTATGGAAACTAAAATTAATTTACAAATAACTTATAATGAGGATGACGAACAATATCGTCTACAATCTGAATGGGAAACCTACAAAATACCAATAGACATTGACAATGCTGTTGGTATTTTGGTTTTATTATCCCATCAATTCATTGATCTTCAAGATGAGCAAGATCAGGTAGAATTTGAAAAGGAACTATTTAAGCAATATAAAGTTGAAATGTCTGAACGATTTGGTAATGTGGACATATTAGAAGACTAATTATAAATGAATATTGATCTAGATTCTTACGAAAAAATTATTTGTTACAAATCTTTAACTGATTCAGCCTATCTCAACTCTATAGCTGATTATGTAAAGCCTGACTACTTCGAAAACCAGAATATTGCAAAATATTTTGAAATTGTCACAACATTTTACGAAAAACGCAAGGTTTTACCTACACTTACTGAAGTTAAGACATATCTAACGACTGATATCCTCAAAAAAGGATTTAAATCGTTGGTTGAATCGTTTAAAGACATTGAAAAGAGGCTCGATAAGGATGAATTGTATGCAAATACTGAACAATTCTTAAAAGAACGTGCCACTGCTTACCAAATCGGTCTTATTGCTGATGATTTTGAGGAAACTACACGCAATCCTTCGAAGGTATTGGAGGCATTTGAGGAAGTATGTAAGATTTGTCTCGATATTGAGCGTGGGTTAGAGCTTTATCGAGATGTTGACAAGGTTATCGATGATATTCTTAACGTCGATTCATGTATTCCTACTGGTTGGGAGTGGCTAAATGATGCTTTGGATGGTGGATGGCGAGAAGAAGGTAAAGCTTTGTATATGTTTGCTGGTCAAGCTAACATTGGTAAGAGTATTTTCCTTGGGAACGTGGCAGCAGCAATCGCAAAGCAGAATAAAACAGTTCTGGTGATCTCTTTGGAGATGTCTGAGATGTTATACGCTAAAAGAATTGCATCTAATGTCACAAAGATCCCAATGCGGGACTTCAAAGACAATACACACTCATTAAGAACACTTTTGATGGATGAAAAGAAGGCTTTACCTAAAAGTAAGATCTTTATTAAGGAATTTCCACCTTCAACCATCACCCCAAAGCAATTATCAGCATTCATCAAGAAATTGATTGATTCTGGTGAGCATATTGATGCCATTGTAATCGATTATCTATCATTATTGACTACTTCTTATGGAAGTAACTCATATGAGAGGATTAAACATATATGTGAGCAGGTTAGAGCCATGTCATATGTGTTTAAATGTCCTGTTATATCAGCAGTTCAGCTTGCCAGAGGTTCTTTTGGCAAGGATAATCCCGGAATGGAAGGAATTGCAGAAT